GGTTGTGTAAATGGAGAAAAAGCAGAGTATTCCCCATCTTCGTATTTATATCTATAAGCAAATCTTGGGAACTTAAATTGAAAAATAGGATCTCCTTGCTCTAATTCTGCGACTAATTCATCAACTGGAACTCCTTCAATTTCAATATTACCAGATAAAATTTTACCTGTCCAACCGACTGGTCCCATTGGTGTTGATATATCGTAATCTATTTTAACCCTAATTCCTATACTCCGATCAGTAGTTTTATAAATGTTTACAATAGAGTTCATTGGAAAATCCGTACCACCGAATCCTTTTGGCATCATTATTCCAGTTGCGGGATCTAGAACGTATTGTTCATTTTCTTGATCGATGGAAAAATTAATATTAGGAATTAAATCACCATCGGAATCCAAAAGAGTATCTGGCATACTTGTCAGTTTTCTAATCAATTCACTACCTCCAACTCGAGTATCACCATCCCAATCGCCAATAGTAGTATCAATCATTTCTAGTACTGGAGCGGTTGGTGGACCTTTCCTTATTACCGTTAAATGTTTTTCGTGTATTGTCTTCTTCATTCCTGGCACTCCACCAATTTCACCTAAAGCAGGGGTGTAAGTGTTGGGTAGTGCAGTAGGACTTATATCTCTTACCATTAAATCGGTATGAGTTACAAAATCAGAAGAACCCCATTTGCCTCTAGTTATACTTATTCTTTTTGGTTCAGAATTATTATCTGTCCAAAATAATAAATCATCAATTATATTAATACCTGTTATTAAAAAATTAGGATCAAATTTTAAAGCATCACCTCTAGTATCTACACAAACAGGAGCGACAACTCCGTTTTTATAATTGTACTCCGCTATAATATCTATACTCGCACCTGTTACAAAGAAATATAGTTTATCATTTTTATCATCAGCAATAGAACCTATACATTTAAACATTTGCATTCCACTAGGATCTAAATCACTTAATGGAATATTACCTTTAATAGTCTGTATAGTACCAACTTCAGAATCTTCAGAGGTAGTAACCTCTATATTCAAAGCATCTCTATATTCATTATTAGGAACTAATCTTTCATCGAGGTCTTTATTCATCTTACCTCCCTGAAAATTATTTTTCATTTCCGGCATATACTAGTGTTTTATCCACTTAGATTTACCTCTAAGTATTTGAGTTAATTCTTCTAATTTAAAATTCGATAATCTTAATTTTGCTTTTCTTGTTTCGGCAAATCTTTCCTTCTTGTATCTTAATACAATATGTTCTGGTATATCTATTCTAGCGGAAACAGCTCCATATAATATCCATTTATATACAGCTTCTTCTGCAAATTTATGAACTGGAATATAGCAAGATGGATTTTTAGCTAACACACTTCTTCCTCCGCCTCCACCACCACCATATCTACCGGGGTCGCCCTGTCCGTGAGACGTTCCAGTAGCTCCACCTTTATCATCGCAAGGTTCGCTAATATAGTTTCTTTCTTGATCACAATCACAATCTGCTAAACTATCGCTTATATAATCTAAAACTACGGTTTTTCCAGAAATGTTAGAACTAAAATGAATTAATCCTCTTGAATTATCTATATAATAAGAACCATTAGCTTGAGCATTAGATGGTTCTAAACCGTATCTTTCCCCTATATTTGGCCAATAAGTATCATCTATATAATCATCTTGATTTTCCGATGGAGTTGCTGAATTATAATTATTCCAAGTATCAGAATTTGAAATTGGAGATATAAAGTTAATATCAAGAGTTGTTCCAGTGGCATATAATGGCCCCATCTTATTAGACATGGTTATATCGTTACCATTTATGGCAACAACAGTAGTTCCCGCTGCTATGTATTCTACTGTTTGACAGGCAATAATCATTCCAACTTCTATATTACTAATATCTGTGGCCGATACTGTTAAGATATAACTATCTGCTGTTGAGGTTGCAGCATTTACAGCGTAAGTAGTTGGTGAATGTAATATTGAACCATCTGTATTTTGTATTTCTACAGTAGATGTAGCTGCAACTAAAGAACTAAATAAATTTGCCCCTACAAAAACTCCATCAGCTAATTCTATAGTTGTAACAGTGCCATCCGTTGCTATATTTGATATTATATTTAAAGGTGCTGGTGTATGAGGTGATATAACTCTCATTCCAACTTGAATATTTGAATATTCTTTATCTAAAACTAAATATCTACTACCAACGGTAAAAGTTGCATCAGCTGTAAGTTTAATATCTCCATCATCGTTTTGAAATGGATTTGTAGGATTTGAAGTGTTACATAGTGTTGGGTACAGTCTATGTTTTACACCAGCAGAATCTACCCAAGATATTTTCGTATAATTTACGTAATCTTGTGGTAATATCATTTGTAGTGATGCTGGCACAGTAATCTCTTGAGACTTAACAGTTTTGAATGTATCGAACGATAATTCTTGCATCGCTCTATGGGCGTGAAAAACAATATCACTTCTATGTGTTTTAGGTAGTACCTTATCCTCGCCAACATAAGTTGCCATGAAATTATTTATAACATCTTCTAAAGAAGTAAATTGATAACTCCCGTAGTGAGCACTATCTTTATAGTATTGTTGCTGCGTCTGATTTAATAAGTAATTTCCCATTTATTTATTGTTTTTCTTGCTGCGAGGTTTGTATTTGTTTTTGATTTGCATATTGAACTAAGTTTGGATCTTCTATTATAACCCCTGCTTGTTCTAAAATTTTTAAAACTAATTTGGTTTCTTCAGATTCATGGATTTCGAAATGGAATGTTCTACCTGGAGAACCGTTGTGTAAGGCTTTCTCTCCAACAACGTCATATCCCCATTCAGCTTTATTTGGTGGTACTATTACTTCAACTGTAACACCGGTGGTTACTTGTCCAGTAGAATTATAAACTTGTATATCTTGACCGTTAAATTCACTTTCTATATATACAGGATTTTTTGTCAATCCTCGTATATGAAAAGTAGAATCTAATATATTGTTAATATCACTTCTTTCCATTGGTTTCGCCTCGTAACCACCAACAAAAATTTTACCTGTTCTATAATTCGGTGGAAAAACTGTTCCACCGGTAACATTTTGTACCTGCGAAAAGAATGCTAATTTGTTCTTTATTAACTCTGTCATATCAGAAAAAGAACTATCGTCACCTTCTAGTTTTTTAACTTTATCTAGATCATAAAAATACTGCTCAAATATAATCATTTGAGCTTGGTTGGCTAATAAATTAAATTCCAAAGGAGTTATATAACCTCTTTGCTCTTTATTAGCTATTGCTAAAACTCTTTGATATACTGTATCTATATTAACCATTTATTTTTTTATTTAAATCTTTGCCCTAACCACATGCCGTTTGGATTATAGGGAAATCTTTCGTTTAAATTTTGTTTTCTTTTATTGCAACCACAATCTTTACCAGTAGCTTTAGCTACAGTATCAACAACTTTTTTTATACCAGTTGCTTTTGTTATTTTTTCTATTGTATCTCCTAGTCCTTTTGATTTTGTCATATAATTAAATTTTTAATAAATGGTCGCCCCGAAGGGCAACCATATTATTTTGTTATTGATTTAATCTTTTCTCTATATTAGAGTAGATTTCCATACCTTCATCAGTTTTAAACCAATGTGCTAAAGCGGTATATGGATGTTCGTCAAATGGTATAACCATTAATTTTCTTCCATTACTACCCCATAAAAAGTTTCTTCTATCAGAAGATAATCTTAGTATTCCAGCCTCAACAGCTCTAATACCAAAGTTTCTTAGCATTACATTTTCGTCATCCGCAAGTTCTAAGAATAATTTAGGATTGTTCTTAGCAAATACTAGTAAATCACGTCTAAGTTCTTTAGAACTTAAATCTGATACCTTAGAACCAACTTCTACACGCATAATAGCTTCTGCCATGTCTATATCAATGTTTCTAGCAGCTGTCAATGCATCAACTTGTATATTTAATACATCTATTTCTTCTTCTGCTAAAGCTGCTGGTTTGTATTCTTCATAAATGTTATCTCTATGAGGATGATATAAACTTAATAGTTTTTGTAAAGTTACTTTTTCTTTTTCTACAAATAAACTACCAGATCTAAATATAATGTGTTCTAATCTTTGATCACCTTTCATTTCGTCTACAAATGATGTTTTTTGATTTTGACAATATTTAAGTTCTCTTTCATAACCTTTTTCTTCATCAAAATAAAAAATATTTGCGGATTTAATAGATCTTGATAGTGGTTTTTTACCACCTTTTAAGATATATAATCTATCTTTTATTTCCCATTCGTTAGATGGTTTTTTTCTTTCTATTACTTTTGGTTGTTCTACAACCGGTGGTGTTTCAACTACCACTTGTTCTACGTGCTCATCTCCAGGATCTGCCTGTGGTGAGACTTTTGTTTGTTTTTTTGCCATAATATAATATATAATAAAATTAATAAAAAATAAAGGGACTGGGAAATTAATCCCAGTCTCTTTAAAATATAAATGCTTACTTCATTAACATAAAGTTGTTAGCACCTTGAGTAATCAAACATCTTTCAGAAAGCATGTGAATTTGCATCGCGTCAAGTGCAGATGTAGCAGCACCAACCGAACCAGTAACCCATGTCTTCATTCTTCGATTATCAGTTTCTGAAGCTCTGTATCTAACATGTAAGAAAGGACGTTTAAGATTCTTTCCTAATGATTGATCATAAACTGTAGATGTCCCAGCTGGAACTATAACTCCACGAATAGCAGCGCTAGTAGCAGCAGTATTAATACCACCTCTTGTAGCTTTATCGTTTAAGTATCTCATATCTGATTTGTAGAAATCATAAGAACCTCTACGGAATCCAGAGAAACCTAAATTTAATGCCATATCTTCTGAGTTGTCAAATACTCCGTAAGAAGTACCACCAGCTCCGTAAGAATTCATTGAAGCTAACATGTCATCAATAGCTAACGAAGTAGCTCTGTTTACAAACATCATGTTTTCTTCAATAGCACCTTGATTATCAAACTCAGCTAAGATAGCATCGAATTCAGCTAAGTCAGTTGCAGCGTTAACACCAGTAATACCAGAAGTTAAGTTACCTCTATCTTCGATAGCAGCAAATAATCCTTCAGTACCAGCGCCATTAGCACCAGCATCAGCAGAACCTCTAACTTGACCATCAGCACCGAAACCAATAAGAGAATCTGCACCAGTTTTCTCAGCTTCTAATAAAGCCATTTCTAAGTGATCAGCGAAACGAGCTCTAGTATCAGCTTCAGCTTTTAAGTACCACATATAACCAGTACCACCTCCTTCAGAAGTTACTTCAATCCAACCAATTCTAGCTGTATCAGAACCTGATACTTCGTAGTAATCTTTCATTATGATTGGTTTGTTGTGGAATGATTTGAACGTAGGCTCGTTAGCACCTCTTGATTCAGTTTTCCATGTACCAGTAGCATCAGAGTAAGACTGTCCTTTACCGAACTCAGAACCAATAACTAATAAAGTTGCCGCGCTAGCACCAGTAGCATGACCAGCTAAAGTAGCAGCATCATAAGCTTCAACTGAAACAACGTTTGAATCTGGAGTTTCTACTACTAAAGCTTTAGAAACTTTTCCAGCACTTGCGATAAGTACCATGTCATTAACCCTAATACCGTGAGTTCTACTTGATGTAGAACCTACTGTTGTATCTCCATCGATATCTTGAGTAACAGCGAATGTACCATTAGTATCACCTGCTACGACTACTGTACCTTTGTAAGATAAGTGTAATCTTGATTGCTCAGACCAAACAACTTGATCACCAATCATAGATTCTTCAGCTCCAACTTGAGCAAGAAAACCAGATATAGTCCTAGGACCAAATACCTCAGCTTCTTTCTCCATTAGATCTGGTAAATATTGTTGCCCCCAGTCCGTAGACCCTGAGGCTAAATCTAAGTAATTTGAAGTTAGCGTTTGTTTCGCGTGAGCGGGAACACTATTCAAATTATCTCCTGCAGTAATTGCCATAATTTATTTATTTTTAATTATTTTTTAAATTTGTTTTTAATTTTAAACTTAAAATCTTCTGTGTTTTCTCCTAATGCCCTTACTTTTATTCCACTTCCATCAGCTATATTGTTACTTAGTTGTTGGCGAGGGTCCATGTCGATGTTTTTAGATTTAGCAACGCTATCTCTAAGCGCATCGGCTTTACCTTGTTCGTAGAAATGTCTAGCAACAGCATCAGAATTCATTGCTGTATATAGAGATTTATGATAACCTTCAGCATCTTCCATCACATTATTTTTATCAAGAAACTTTCCGACAAAATTATTGATATCGCTTTGGGTTTTTTTAACTCCATCTACATCATTAACATTAAATCTATATTTTTTATCCCCGACATTATATTCAAAACCTTTGAACTTGTCATTAAAAACTTTATCAGTTTTATTTAAAAAAGTAGATGTATTTTTTTCTAATGTTTTTTTATCACTTTCTGACTTCTCGTTATATCTATTAAAGAAATCAATAGCTTTTTGTTGCTCACTAGTGAGTTTCGATCCGCTTTTAATATCTTCATAGTATTTGGATTTTACACTATCCAAGTGTTGCCTTGCTTGAGCAACTTGCTCCTTCATGGCTAATTTTTTTCTTTTAATATGTTTTTCTTCATCAGCGTCTTCGTCGTAGGAAAACGTATCTTCCATAACAAAATCTATTTCCTCTTCTGATAAATGAGGTTTTGTAGATCTATAATACTCTTTTAGCAAAGTATGGTTGTCTAATTCACTGTAATCCTGATTAAGTTTAACATAGTCATTTAAATCACCACCAGTTTCTTCCATGAAATCCATTAACTTTTGGATATTCTCTGGTAATGGTTTGCCGGTTTCTAAGTTTTCTTTAATAGCTTCACTTGCTTCTTCAGCTATTTCTTCAACTTGTTCTTCAACTTTTTCTTCAGTAACCTCTTCTAATACGGGCGTTTCTTCATTTTGAACGGTGTCCTCGTTTTCTTTGGTGTCCCGTACTTCTTCAACCACTTTTTCGCTACCTTCACTGTCTTCGGATTTTCCGATAATAGCATCGCTTGCATTTGTTTCTGGTTCTTGAACGGCATCTGTTTCTTCTTTAGATGGTTTATTTAAATCAACTTTAGTTATAGTCTCTTTTTCAACCATTGGTTTCATTGTCATTTTTTCTTTAACCTTAGTAACGTTTCCTTTCGTTTCATTACCATCTGGTTGTTTTTCTTTTTTTGCTTTTACTTTTAACGAACCTACTTCGTTATCCACGATAGGCTCTTCTTTTTTCTTTTTTGCCATAATATAATATAATAATAGTTAATAAATTTTATAATCCTAAATCAATCCCACCACCTAATATATCATTACCTGAAGATTCGAAATTTTTAGGTGGTTTTTGATTATTTCTTTGATCAATCATTTCTGATTGTTGTGTTGCTTGTATTTTTGTTCTCTCGTCTTTACGATCTTCCTTTTGAGTTTCTTTAGCTTTAGTAGATTCAGCCTCCAATTGCTTTAACTGCATATTGTACTGGAACTCTAATTCCATTAATTGTTTTTTAAGTTCAGTCTCTTGTACCATAGACTGAGATTTCATTTGAGCTTTAGCTTGTTCAAGTTGTATTTGACTTTGTGATAAAGCTTGTTGTTTTTGAGCCTCAGATTGAGCTGCTGCTTGTTGAGCCTCGATGTTAGCTTGTGATTGCGCTTTAATATTCTCTTGTTGTATTTGTTGATCTCTTTCCATCTTTTTCTTTCTTCTGATCTTTAATACTTGGTTTGCTAATTTTACACTTTTTATTTCTCTAATATCAATAGCATCTTCTAAGTCTATACTTTGTTGCTGTATTGCCATTTGAATATTATTTTCAAGCAATTGTTTTTCTTCTTCATCAGGAGCTAATTCTATAAATATACCAAAATCATAAAGATGTAATTCACTTATTTCTTCTAATGTTGCTACATTATGAATACCTACACCTCTTACAAAAGCATCTCTAGTTGGGGAATGTTCTAATACATCAGATATTCTAAGTGATAAACACTCAGCTATTGAAGCTGTAAGAAATAAACCTGATTGTAATACATGTCTTGTTGCTGTATTAGAATTTGCCGCGGCTAGTTTTTGAACACCTACTAAAGAGTATTTATCAGGAGTAGAACCATCTCTTGATTCGTTTAATCCGGTTACATCTCTTATCATTTGTAAGTAATAATTATAATTACCTATAAGAGCCTGCATTTTATTACCAGCTCCTTGTCCTCCAGATATTTCTTGAATTGGTACTTTTCCAGGATTTTGATCACCATCACCAGTAAATGATCTACCAATAACAGAACCCGTTTGAAAGTACATGTTTAACGCTTCCTGCGGATTATAATTTGTTCCATTACCTAAATCTATTTCCGCTAAACCATCCGCGTCTAAATAAACACCATCTGGAACCATTCTTGATAACACTTGCTGAAGTTTTAAATGTGTTAATTGAATCATATCAGCAAAACCAGTTATTCTGCTTACAAGAGATTCTATTTTGCCATTATACATTCTAGGAGCAACTATAGCATAATTCATTTTAACTTTAGTATAATCGCTTTTAGGACGCATCATATTTTTAGACATTTCCCATTTAAGTAGTTTGTCAGTACCAATAACCATAGCGCCATCATATAAACACTCTATTGATCTAGAAACTTTTTGATATCCACCTTCTAAAGTATCTGGTGGATTAAAAGAATCATCTTTTTCTATAGCTTTCTCCGCACCCGTACTAGTTTGTTTAATCTTATAAACTTCATTCATATAAGTTTTATAATTAAAATATAGAACTTCTACAATATTACTATCTTGTTCTTCTCTATTAACACGTGTACGCGTATCATGTCTTTTATAAGATTTTTTACTGATAATTTCTTCTAGATCTTGCTCTGTTAAATGAGGGAATTGTTTTACTAATTCATTAACAGGTATAGTTTTAACTTCTCCAACATAATAAATATCATCAAAATAAGGGGAATCAGTGTGTGAGTATATAAGATTTGCAGGATCAACATAATCTATAGTAACGCCTTCTGAAGTGTTAAATGAAGTTTTAACGGCGCCAATTCCAATAGTAGCTAAATCGTAATAAAAACGTCTTCTAATTAAATCATATTGATTTCCTTCTAGTAAAACATTTAATGCTTGTTCTTCAGCTAATTCTACACCTTGCTTATAAGTAAGTTGCATGTGTAGTTTAAGTTCTTCTTCTGTTTCTGGTAATTCATCTGGATCGCTACTATATAGATTTATACCAAAAGCTTGTTTTGCATAATCGTTAAGTTCCTTACTACGCATATCTTTTAATATAGCCTCCATATATTTAGTACGTTTACTAACTCCAAATGGATCTTGGGAATATACTTTTATATCATAATTTCTTTGAGTCATTCCATTTACTAGAATATCTACAAATTTAGGTATAATTGGGACTGGTTTCCAATCTAAATTTAAATAGGACAAATCACCATTAATAGATAATTCATCCTTATATTTTTGTATTGACTGTTCACCTCTAGCGTACAATCTTAAATTATGAAAATTATTATGATTAGATCTATATCTATCAATATTAGTTTCTTCACCAAACCACTCTTGCTCTATAGCTTTAGCTACTTTTAACCCATACTCATAACTTATCTTTTCAACATCACTTACAACTTGACTAGGAAAATTTTTGCTGAATCCTGACATATTTATTATTCTATTAATTTTGAGAAATTACCTTTATTTTCGTATTTAGAAATATTTATATTTAACGCTGATCTTTCTATTTTAGCATTAGGCGCATATAAATGTCTATTGTTTGCCATTATGGCTAAACCAGAACTTATTGACGCATCATGCTTTGTTCTTTTTGTTATATCAAATCTAGCCCAATCATTTAGCAAAGCATTAAAATATAAGTTTCCAAATGTACCATCTTGTTTCATACCTACATGATCTTGTATATACATTTCAATAGCAGCAGCGTGAGCTTGTTTTATATCTTCGCTGGAGTTAGGTATACCTCCAACTTCTTTTTCTGCTACCGACAGTTTGTTCCATATCTTATCCGGTCTATTCATACTGAATCCTCTATACCCCCGGCGTCTTAAATAATATAATAATCTAGGTTTATTATTCTCCGCTAGTATAGGCATTCCATAAAATACTAATGCCATTAAAACATCTTCAAAAAACATTTCTGCCGTAGGTGGTCTTGATAAGTATTCTAAAAAGAAGCTGTTTGCTGGAGCGTCCTCCATACTGAACTTGGTTAGTCCGTGAAGAGCTCCTTTTGAACCTTCTCCATCTACGGTCCCTGATATATCATATGAGTCGCAACCAAAGGCCCCCATATGTTCATTACCAGGATATTTAATACCATTTTTAAGTACCACTTTATTTTGTATCTCAGAAGGTGGAACCCAACTAACTTTAAATCTTCCTTTTGGGTCTGGATAAAATATTACTTGAGTATCTTTTATTCCGTTCACCCATTGGAAATTACCAGTTGTAACACCTAAAGTTCTTGACATCTCTTCGTTATAATCTATCTGCTCATATATCTTAACTAAGTTGAATATACTTCCTTTTGCCTCATCACGAAAAGCATGTTCTTTTGTTCTTGGAAATTGGCGATAAAATTCGTTTAAAGCGTCCGCGTCTCCTTTTAAACCATCTACCTCATTTTGCCAACTATCTATTACACCTACATCTATTAGTTCACCGTCTGGGGCGAGCACATCTGTGTCAGGAGTAGTAAAGACTGGAATTCCGTACTCATCAATAAATCCTTCGTAGTTCCACTCCATTGGGATAAACAAAGAGTATAAACCAGATTTTGTCTGACCGTTTCTATTTCTTTTAGTGACATCTGATGCATTATATAATTTTTTAAAGTTATCTCCACCTTTATCTAAAGCGTTGGAAGTTGAACCCATCATACATTTACCAATAATCCTACTACCTAATCGTAAACATGTCTTTGTAACTCTCCAGTTGTTTAATATATTTTCAGGTCTCTCCCATTTACCAGCTTCATCATGCACTAGTAAGGCTAATTTTTCACCGTCATAACTATTGTCTCCAGTGTTCTTCCAATCAATAGTTGTATCTAATCCTTGTATATCTTCTAACTGTTCGTTAACTGTTATTTTTTTTCTAGTAAATCTTGTGGATGGTACTCTATATGCAAGTTCTGTTTTTGGCCTGTCCATACCATCTTGTATCGGTTTAAAAAAGAATGGATAATTTACACTAATAGGTACAACTTTATCTGTAAACATTTTTTTAGCATCAGCACCTGTTTTAGATAAAACACCAAATCTACTATCAGTCGCAAGAGTTGCTAGATTAACTGTTTCAGCAGATGACATAAACGAGAAACCAGATCGTCTATTTTTTAGATAGCACATACCGTAGCATCTTTTATCTGCTTTACAAGCTTCCCAGAATATAAAGAATAATCTATTTGCTTCTCTAAAATCTGGAGCACCT